GTGCAGGTGCAGGGTCAGCGCCCGGTGCGATGATCGAGGGTGCTGGGTCAACTGCAGGCGCAGCAGGTGCAGGTGCATTAGGGTCCATGATATAGTCCTAGTTTGGGTTTAAGTGATAAGCCCGCCACTCTCGGAGCGGGCTTTGTGGGTTTGGGCTATATTGGCTCTACGATGCACCAGTCATCAGCGAGAAGGTCAGTCTGTGAACAGAGCCACGGCACAACTGTGCCATCAGCTGTCTTCATGTCGACATGAGCATGATAGTTTACCTCAGTGCCTTCTCCCATAATTGAGAGGAGCGGTTCACGGTCTACTTTGAAGGTTGATCCATTTACTAAAAATAGAAACATACCTTTACCGTTCCAGCCCGAACGGGCGACACGCTGCCCTGCCTTAAGGGCAACAATAGCATGACCGAAGCTCATGGCGTGTGTTGGTTGATAAGCTGCTTCAAATACATCTTTAGGCGACCATGATATATAACCATGATGGTTGGGATGATTTGCTTTACCGCCATCTAAGTATTCAACCAGATAGCCTTCAGTAGACGGGTCTTCACCATCTGGAATTTCCCAGCCTCTATGAGCGTTATATGCTCCTAGCGTCATAGCGACAGCTGCAAGTAATTTTGTTCCATAATATGTTTTCATGATATAGTCCTAGTTTGGGTTAAGACCCATCCCCATCATCAGGAACGGGTTCAGTCAGTAGTCGTCGCAGGCTTGCGCCAACGAATGCACGGCCTGCGAGGAAGGCAGAGCCGTCCGCAGAACCGGGAATGAATGTAATATCGCCATAGCGTGCGAGCTTCTTGACGATGACGGCTGCAGCAATCTTCTGCTGCTGCTCTGTGGCGGTGCCAGTCCCGAGCGCGCGTAAGGCGCGGCGGTCATGTTTGTCTAAAGTCTCGGTGCCGAAGATAGGATCCTCTGTTGGTGTTGGCATTCTATAGTCCGCCGTAGCCTTCTGGCTTAACGCCACCAAAACCCTCGATGCCGTTACAGCCTTCGACAAACTGTGTGCCAGTACCATGCGTGATAACGCCGTGTTCAGTTGGATATCTCATTACGCTACTCCTCTATTATCCTGTCCAGCCTGCGCTTGCTCTGCCTGTGCCTGCGCTGCTTCTGCGGCCTGCTGTTGTTCAGCGCGCATCTGCACTTCTTTAAGGTCTCGCACCCAATGCATTGGCGCATCGATAGACTCGACTGTCTCTCTAAAGGCTTTGCGGATATCGATATCATGCATGATCGTCGGTTCACCCTGCACAGCTTGCGCCTGCAGCTCACCAATACGCTGGAATTGAATAACGCGGGTTTCGCCTTCAAGGTCTTTAAGGGGTGATTTAAAGTCGAACCGTGTCTCTTGCCCCTGCAATGATGTTGGTAAGTCCATAGGCGCACCAAGCATTCCGAACTTAAAGGCAATCGCGAAGGCGGCTTCGATCAGTTGACCGTTATACTCCGTCTCTAATGGCGCGAAGAGCGGTAGGTTCTCACGTCTGAATTGCTTCATGCGCTCATGAACCTCGGTAGCGGTCATATTCCCTGCGTCAGGAAGCGAGAGCTTGTCCAAGCGGAATGCAGAGGCGAGCATGGCCATCACGCCCTCTCGCATGTTCATGCCATAAGGAAAGCCGCTCTTGTCCTGATAGAGCGGACGCAATGCGGCGCCTGTCTTTTCGTCATACTTCTTATCAACATAAGTAATCCCGTCAGGATCAAGGTTCACATCAGAGCGTATAACTTCTGCCGTGGCTATCATTGGCGGCCGCGCAATGCGCTCACCAGCCTCTAGCAGTGTGAATGTCATGGCCTGCAGCGTGCGCGCAGACGGTAATCCTGCGACTGTGGAAGGTGAATAGGCATATGGACTGCCTGCAATCGTGGTCGCGCGCGGAATGACATAGTAATCATAGTCGATTCCCATCACTTCCATGACGTGTGAATTCATTACATCAATATAGATGGAAACATTTTTGAATCGTTCAAACTTGCTATCGCCATACATCTCAGATGGCATAACGATATGACGGACCTTGACCTTCTCCATTGGCTTATCTTTGGCCATTGTCGCGATTGTGTGGTGAACCTTCTTGAATATCTTTGGCAGCTCATAGGCGTAAGGCATCCACTTTCGATGTGTCTGCGCAATATGCCCATCATATCCGTCTGCCCAGGCCATGTCGCGCAAATGCCAGCAGCGGAACATCAACCCTTTTCGGTCTGTCGTCGGTTCCACAGAGATGACGCATTGCCCAAAGGTCGCGAAGTCATGATCGCCTTCCTTTGTGGCCCGGACAAAGCCAGACCGGCGCTGGTTAATCAGCCGGCGCAGACCAAATGTCGCGCGCTGAAGCCATGAACGCGCATCAAATGGAAGCTTTGTAAGCCCATCAGATTGAACATCGATACTGAACCAGTCTTCACCATCACGCAGCATAGCAGAGAAACTATCCGCAAGGTCACGCCTTACGATAACGGGATAGCTATCTAAGAGGCGAGAGCCAAACTCTTCGCCTGTGTTTGTTCGGCGTGTGAAGTCAGCACGCTCAGGGTAGAAGTGTTCTGCGATGACCTGCCATAGCGATTGCATAGGCTGCTGCGCTCCAAAGAGAGCATCAGAGCGCTTGATGAGTTCATCGACAGAAATCATGATAACTAGCCCAAGGTACCCGTTGACAGGATAGACCCAGAGCGGCCGCTATCCGCACGTTCATTGCGAAGACGCTTTTCAGCCGCGATACGTGCGAGCGTATCATCCGGTGCAGGCGCTGTGGTCAGCTGCGCTGCATTTGGGTCTTCTGTTTTCTTCTTCTTGCCGAAGATAGCCTTGCCGGCTTGGCCTAATAGAGAGCCGCCAACAGCTCCGATAATACTTTTAGCCATGATGCTTCCTTTCTTTAGTGTTAATGCCGTGTCGCCTGCTTCAACCCTAACGCCTTGGCAAAGGTTGTAGGATGAAGCTGCTTTAAATCATTCTCTACCCATTCAATGACGGTAATGCCTGCACGCGCATATGAAGCCTGTAAGGCGCGGCGCGCAGCGTCATAGGCGCTGAGGAAGACGAGATGCTGTCTGGCCTGGGTATCAGGCACCAATATCTTGTCGAAATGCTCTACACCGTTAATCTCACAACCAAAGAGATAGACAAAATTCGGATCCTCATAGTCCGCCTCTAAGAGCGAGCCTTCAATCCATTCGAGAATATCCGTCTGTTCATCAAACTTAAGCATATCATCTCCTTAATATTTAGCTGCACTGCGGCGCGACACTCTCACTGGAGGCTGCTTAGGCGGTTCTTTGACTGGATATCGCTTCAGCGCTTCTGCCGTTTCGCGCCGTCGCTGCTCTAAGTAAGGATCGACATAGCGTTTCTCTGTCATGTGAAACCTTAAAAGCGTGAGCTGCTACGCGCTCTCTTGTTTACTCTTGGGGCTTTCCATTCATTAGGCGAGCCACTTATCGCATGGCGCTTCATCATCAGCGCGTAGCGACTTGCATCAATCACATCGTCTTTCTTTTTAACGATAAGCCCATCCACACGGTGGTAGATTAAGAAGGCTGCAAACCACGCAGAGCAGGTTGAAAAGACTTTCCAACGTCCCGTCTGCATTCTCTGCAGCATGTCCATAATACCGGCCTCGACACTATTGCCGCCATTCTCAAATGTTGCGCGCTCATTAAGCATAGCAACACCTTGATCGAGATATTGATCACGTAGCGTCTCCCCTGAGCCTTTATCGTGCTGCAACCCATCATGCGGCCAAGCCGTAGGAATCCAATCGCCCCATGGTTTAATCGCAGCAGCATGTATAATCGGTGTCGCTTCTCGCTTCTGATAGTCCTTACAGACATAGAAACAGTCCGCATCACGGTCATATGCACAGTTGACGGCCGCAGTAGGATGATCCCAACCAAAGTCTATGCCGTTAATTTTCACCCAATGATCAGGTATCGCGAAAGGCGTGACCTGAATCTCGCTTTGCGCAATCGGAAAGACGCGCCCTGAGCCCATTGAAGGGATGCCTTTGACGCGCGCTTCACGCTCATGTTCAGGATAAGACGCGATAATCGCGGCTCTCTCTGCTTCTGTGTAATGCTCCGCATCATTGATCGTCATGCGGATGATAGAGCGGCCGTGCTTAAACTCCATCAGACCCGGCCTCTATCGCATCTTTATTCTTCGCGGCCTCTTCATCCATGAACATCGAAACGACTTCAGACATGCCAAGAAGGGGCGTAAAGGTAATCGCGGTAAAGCCTAACGTGGCATTTGTCCGTGTCAGACCTTCCATATAAATATCAATCGGCGGTTCTTCATCGAACCACACACCGTCCAACGTCTCACCTTGCCACTTCTCGCGCCCCTGATCATACGACTTAAAGCCCAGCGTAGAGATACCGCCAGAGACATGCTTGACCGTTATGCTATCCAGAGCGTCCGCCACGCCCTGACGCGGCTTTGTGCGGACCAGAGCATCATAAGGGATCATACCCTCACCCCATTTAGCCTTATTCTTAGGCTCCCCCACAAGATAGCGCTGAATGCCGTCCCGCGTTACCTCGCTGGTCTTCGATCCGCCCCACATACGGATAGGACGATCAAAACGCCGGCCTTGCCACCAGTCAGGATAGCGCCCCGTCAGATGTATCGCTGTATCTGCAGAGCCGCAGTAAGTCTTGCCCAACTGATTACCTGCCATAAGCAGACGCTCTCGCGCCATATCATTATGAAACTCTTGCTGCTTTGCGTATGGCTTATAGGTCTTTAGCTGATTCCGAGCGCGCCTAGTCTTCATCTCCTCCATCGTGCGGATCATCTCCAGCATTTGAGGACGGCTCAACTCCGAGTTCTTTGACAAGTCTCGCTAGCCTCTTCTCAAGTTCTTCATCTGTCATACCTTCCAAAGGCGAAACTACGAGGTCTGTCTGTGTGCGTGGGCCGTACTTCTTCGGCTTGATCTTACCAACTGACCATTTGCGCGCGTCCAAACGTATCTTTGTGCGGTCAAGTGCTTCTCTATCTACGACGCGAATGATTTCACCACTCTTCAGACGCTTATTCATCCAATCATTGCGGCTATCATCTGCAATATCAATGATGTCATCGACCATGATTTCTGCCTGTATCCCTCTTGCGCGCGCGTATTGGTCGCAAAACGGATGGTCAGGCTTAGTCAACCAACGAAAGACTGTCGCCCTATCAGGCATGTCATCAGCCTCGCAGACAGTCCGCAAGCTATCCCCGCGGCAGAGCTCTTCGAAGATGCGATTGCCAAGCTCCTCATTATAGATTGTTGGCCTACCCGTCTTCTTAGCAGCAGCCTTCTTCGTCATATTAGAAAACCTTTATAAGTTCCGGATGCCTTCGCTTGCGGTTATATGTCAGGGCAGCCGCGGCAACAGCCGTTAGTCCCTGGGAGCACCCGCGCGCAGCGACAGCTGAGATTTCGCCAGTCCGGCCTTAGCTATAGAGGTGCGCTCCACCATGTGTAAATGCCCGCCCCTGTAATGAGCAGAGACGGGAACAGCGTGGGGGCTGTGTCTTTGTAAGATGGTTGCGTGGGTAGGATTTGAACCTACGGCCTCCTGGTTATGAGCCAGGCGAGCTACCGGACTGCTCCACCGCGCATTAAAATGAAAAGAGCCGTGTCATCACCGACACAGCTCCTATTGTGTCTATTGATAAGCTAAATCGTCTCCAGCGTCAATCACTTCTGCGGGTCTGATTTGTAG